GCCGCATTGGCCGCGTCGGGGTACGCGGTCACAGTCCACTCGTAAACCGTCACATCCTGCGACGACCAGACAACGTCACCCCGCTCCGTGATCATCCCAGAGGGCACGACGATGCGGCACAGACGGGCGCCGTCGATACCGTGGAGGACCCACGTGCGCAGGTCCCGGACGGTGGCCTTCTGCACAAGCGAAGCACCGTAGGCGGTCTGCGTCAGAGTTGAACCGGGGAACTGGAGACCAAGGTTCACCAACGTCTGCTGCATGCAGGCGAACTTGAAGCTGACCTCAAGTTCACCGGGCAGCGACGCCACGAGAGCATTGCCCTGCCAGGCGAAAATGTTGTTGTAGTCCTGCGAAAACGTCTCGGTTACGCCCGCGTCGGTCAGCAGGCCGCAGCCGGTGAAATCGAGAGTGCTGATCGTAGACGTGGCGTCGGCCGGCAAGGTCGGGGTGGCGCCCGTGGCGCCGACGCTGACCTCGCCATTCTGGTACGCGCGAATGAGGGCGGCATTGAGCGCCATGACAAACTCCTTGTGGCATTGGAGACGGATCCGGCGCTCAGGCCGGGCGGCTTAGACATGCAGATGGCCCCGCCGAGAAGCGGGGCCTTCGGTTGGTCAGGGCTATCCAGCGAAGATCAAGCGGAGCAGCCGATGACCGCGATGTCGTACGTGACTCCTGTCGTGCCCGCTGAGTTCGCGATCCGCAGCAGGTCGCCAGTCGCAGCTGTCACCGCGTACCCGGTGGCATCGGCTGAGCCGGCCGTCAGCGCCAGGACGGCACCCGGGCGAAGGGTCACGGTGTGCGTGGCGCCACCAACCCAGGACACGAAGCCGTTCGACGTCGCACCGCCCACGATCACGTTGTTGGTGTTCCCGGCTGCGGCAGCAACGATGAGTCCCTTGATCCGCACGAAGGTGAGGGACGTGCCGAAGGCGTCAGTCAGAGCGCCGGCCAGGTCAAGGTCTTCGTTGGCCGATGCGGTGAGGGTGCGCTGATCGTGGAAGATCCGGTCGACTTGACCGGCGGCGGTGCCGTTGACCAGGTCGACGATGTAGCTCTTGGACAGTTGCGCCGACGCGGTGCCGAGGTCGAGTGCCGCGGTTTGGATCGCGGACGCCGCGATAGAGATTCGGCTGGTCAACGGCATGAGTTCCTCCGGGCATAGTGAAGGCCCGGCGGTGAGCGCCGGGTTAGGTATCTATCGGGTGCGGGCAATGCGAACTCAAAGGCGAAGCAACGGCTGCGGCATCCACGTCGGGGAACTGCACCAACCCTCAGGTGCGACATGGGGGAATGCCCTGCGCCGCCGCCAACGGGCCTGCTCGTCGGGTGGACGTCTCAGGCCACCATCCCGTGCAACACGACCCGGTATGTAGATCCCCGCCGGGCGATGTTCGGATCGATAGCCTGACGTGTGCTGCCACCCGGATCTCGGTACGGCAACCACGTCGGCGCCATCACCGTGAACACGGCCTTCACGAATACGCCGGAGTCGAAGGTGTGCAACGGCAGCGCCAGCCGCATCAGCCCACGGACCTGTTCCGCGAGCGCCCGAGTATGGTCGGGGTCTTTGCCGTACACGTCGATGTCAATGAGGGCGATGTCCAGGGACAGCCGTTCGTCGCCGAAGTCCTGGCCCCGTTGTACGTGGACGAGGGGGGCGGTGAACGACCAGTTGCCCGGCAGTCTCGGATCGGCCCACGTCTTCGCGGCGGTCTGCTCGTGCAGCCAGGTTTGGATGAGGACTTCCGGGTCGGCGTAGCCGGTCACAGCCGGCCCGCCGCGCGCAGGGCATTGCGCAGGATGTGCTGCGCCGGGGCGCCCCTACTGTTGCCCTTCTCGACGAAGATCGAGTGTGGTGCGGTGGCGGTCACCCGGACGCCCGCAACTCCGCCCTTGGCGCGGAACCGGGTCCGTTCGAAGCCGCCCGGGTTGACGGTGCCGAACGCGTACTGGCCGGTGCGTACGGGCGCGGCGGCCTCGGCCTCGATGATGACCAGGTCGGCGCGGTGCTCGAGGTGCCAGTAAATCTCATTCGACCGGCAGGCCGCAGTAATACCGGCTCGATTCGCAGAGAACTTCACTCGCACACTCGCCGCCACGGCACCCACCCCCGAGCATCCGGTTGGGCTACTTCTTGGCAAGGAACCTGTTTGCCCGGTCCGCGAAGCTGTTGTTCTTGGTGGACCGCGACGACCTGCCGGTGACCTCGACGAGAGTGATCCGGCTGCGTTCTTCGCCGTCCTCCAGTTCCTGGAAGGCGTCCCGGACGATGGGTGTGAGCGGGGCCAGGAGCGGCACGATCCGGTCCTCGATGAGGGCGTAGGAGTGGCCGACCAGCAGCTTTGCCGCTTCGTGGCCGCGCTCGTCATCCTCGAACTTGAAGGCCCGATAGATGATCCTCTTGAGGGTGTTGTCCACTTCGACGGTGGGTTTCTCGGGGATCATCTCGTCGATGCTGTTCGCGGCGAGCCAGTCCTCGACGATGGCCATGGCGGCATTTGCCGTCGGCCTCGGATTCGTGGATATCTTGCGTGTGATCATGTGGGTTCCTCTGCGGATGTCACCAGTAGCACGAGTAGTCCCAGCGCGGATCGGCAACTGGAAATGTCCACATCGGGAGGATCTCTATGCCGTAGTCACCGGTGCCGTTGGCCACGTTGTTGGCGTCCACCAGGTCGCGGATCATGATGTCGAGGCGGCGTTCCAGGTCGGTGGCCCGCTGTAGTGCTGTTCCGTCTTCGGGCCAATTTCGTTCTACCATTGCGGCGGCAAAAAGCGTGACGCACACGCTCGCCGCCTCGGCGAGGCCCGCGTTCAGTGTCGGTGATGTTCGTGCGGTGATCCAGGCGACCCCGTCGGCGATGATGCGATCCAGTTGTATACCGGTGGGTAGCGTCGTCGAGTCGAACGTGTACGCGTACGCGTCGTCGCTTCCCAGGCCGGTCGACGTGGACCGGACCAGAGTTCGATGGGGCACGTAATTCGCGACCCTTGAACGACCTGGTGTCCAGACCGGCCCACCCGCAACCGGGGATTCAACGACGAACACTTCGAGGTCTTCGGCGCCTTCACCAGTGCCGGTGACCTCATAGTGGAGGATCCAGCGCCCAGCCTGGTCATACGCGACCGGGGTGTCGGCGGTGAACCGGCACGTGTACTGCACCGGTGACGTGTCCGGGATCGCAACGAGCGCCCCGGCGGTCATGGTGATCGGGAACGGGCTGCCGGTGGGCGGGTCCACGGTCAGGGTGACCTGGGTGCCGCCGTCGGCGGGTTCAACGTCCAGGAACGCGAGCTCCGAGTCACCGACGCCGATGTCGCTGCTCACAGTCAGCTCACCGCCGCCCACAGCGAGGGGCCGATAGCGTTGCTGCCCGGCGTCACCGAACCCGGCAAAGCTGTCAGCGAGGTGCCGTTCGTGGCGTACCGCAGTGTCGCACCGGATTGCCCGGCGGTGTTGATGGCGGTTTGGATGCCGTTGGTGCGGGCCGCGGTGGGGGCGGTGGCCGCATTGAACAGCAGACCCACCCAGTACAGGCCTGCCGGCAGGTTCGTCTGCGGGGTGCCGAGGGTCGCCGTTTGGGGGCCGCTGCCGGTCACTTTCGCGTCGACACCCACCGAGGACAGGATTGTGCCGGCCGAGTTGATGAGGCAGGCGAAGTTCTGCCCGGACGTTGCGGTGACTCCGGCGGCGGACTGGGCCCACCACACGGTTGCGATGGTCGCTGTGCGGCGTAGCCGTACCGCGGACAGGTAGAAGGTGCCGTTGGTGAGCAGGTTGCCGGTGGACGCGAACGACGGGTCGTAGGACCAGGCGATCAGGGCGTGGTCGGCGGGTTGAATGACGTTCGGGTCGGCGACGGTGAGCCCGCCGATCGTCGCTGCGGCGGGCAGGGCCACCGTCCCAGCCGCGGTCAGGCCCGCGTTGGCGTCGAGGCGTTTCCCGACGCCGATCGCGCCGCCCTGATATTTGATGTCGGGCAGGTCCTGCAACACCACAGCCTCCGGTCAGGCGTAGTAGCGGATCACATCGGATACGGGCAGGACGGGAATGGCCCGGGAGTTGATCCCCGCCATGATGGTTTGGAAATCGGTGACGTTGATCTGCGTGGTGGCCGACGGGGAACCGGAGACAACGTCGTGGAAACACATGATCAGCCAGCCGCCGCCGGTCAGGATCTTGTCGAGGATCCCGCCGGCTGCGACGATCCCCGCCGGATTGTTCAACCCGTTCGCCGCGTTGAGGCTGGACACGCCGGAGATCGCGCGGAGCCGGTGCGGCATCGGCGCCGGGAACGTTTCGACGGCTTTCGTCGGCTGGGCGAGGATGGACCGGTTCGACGAGAAGTAGCGGGCGCAGATGTCTTCCACCCACACCGCGTCGGTGGTCTGTTCGAACTGCCCGCCCGGGTAGGCGAAGCTGTCACCGTCGAAGCCGTGTTGTACCAGCCACGTTTTCAGGTCGCCGATTTCCTGGTCGACTTGCGCTGCGGTGAACGTGGTCAGCCGGGCGGTGTGCGCAGCCGCCGTGTAGGCGTGCCCGCCGATCTCCCACCCGGACTGGCCTTGCAGCCTTTGTAGCTGGTCGAGGGTGACGTGGCTGGCCGTGCCGATCTGGTCGACGATCGTGTACTGGGTGCCCCGGAACCCGTACGTGTCCATCGCCGGGCGGGCGAGGTCCCACTGCGACTGCCACGAGTCGTCGAAGGTGAGGGAGATGACACCGTTCGGGAATGTGGTGGTGGTCGCGTCGATGATCTCGACGGCTTGGACGCGCAGTTGGCAGCCGCCTGCGACCCCGGCGTCGGTGACCTGGACTTGCATGTCGGTGAACCCGGTCCGGGTGGACGGTGCACCAGTGGAGCCGATGGTCATGGTGCCGGCGGCGCTGTTGAGGTCACCCCACCCGAAGGTGAGGGTCACCCATTGGCCTTGGGTCACATAGTTGCTGGATGCGGTAACCGGGTTGAGGACCCATTTGAAGTAGTTGGTGAAGCCGCTGGTGCCGAGGAAGAAGTTCAGGTTCGACAGGGCCGCGAGTCCGGCTTCGACGCGTACGACGAGGCGGAACATTTTGTCGGTCAGGTCCAGTGATGACAGGCCTGCGATGCTGGTTTTGCGTACGGCTGCGGTGTGCCCGAGGGTGCCGTCGGAGGTGACGGTGGCGGATTGGGTGCCCCGGCAGAACGACGCGGTGTCGTTGAGGTTGGAGGTGGCGACGCCGGAGCCGTTGGTGACCCAGCCGTGTCCGGTCTGGAACGTTTCGGCGTAGCCGGTGGTGTCGCGCCAGCGGGGCCGCCGATACGACGGATATGTCAGGGGGAGTCGTGCCCCGTCGGCGGTGTACAACTGTCCGGTCATGGTGCCGCCGGTTTTCGGCAGCGCACCCACGATGCGCGCGTCGTCCCCAGCGGCGACGGTCCCCGCGGCTGTCCCGACTGGCAGCTGGGCTACGGGGACCTTGTCGGCGCCGTCGAGGATGGGGATGCGCTTCGTTGCCATCGGTCCCTTCCTAGACGGTCACGACGAGGACAGGCCCGTCGATCGTGGACGAGGTGAGGTCCGTGTCGACTATCAGGACGTTCCCGTCGGTGGCGAGCCCGGCGATGTTGAGGTCGGCGACCACCACCGGGGAGGCGAAGGTGAACGCGGCCCCTAACGGTGGTGTGGGTGTGGGTAGTCCCCCGTAGGCGGGTCCGCGGAGGGTGCCTGCGGTGAGCCGCGGGTAGGGGAGGGTTCCGGCGGCGGGTGAGGTGCGTGTGGAGCCGGGGGTGAGGATGCCGGGCCGTCGCTGGGATGTGGCGCTGCCGGTGAATACGACGGGTGCGCCTCGGGGGAGGGTGCCCGCGGCGGTGACGATGAGGGCTTCTCTGGCCGTGAAGGTGACTTGCCCACCGGCGGGCAGGGTGATGGCGGGGATGGGGTTGAGGATTGTTGTCCTGCCGAACACGGCCGGGCTTCCGGCTGGTTGGGTGGTGGCGGGGATGACGGTGAGGGCTTGCCCGACGATCGAGGTGATCCCGGCGCCGGACGGGAGTGTGCCGGCGGGTGCGGCGGTCAGGGTGATGCCCGTGGTGAGTGTGACCCGGCTACCGCTGGGTGCGGCTCCGCCCGGGGCGACGGCGAACACGGTTCCCGTGGCGAACTGGACGGGGCTGGTGCCGGGCAGTGTTCCCGCCGGGCCGACCGTGAGGGTTGTCGCGCCGGGTGTGCCGAGGGTGAACGTGCACGTCCCACCGGACGGTGTGGTCCCCGCCGGTTGCGCCGTGAGGACGGTCCCGGCGATCAGGCCTACCGGGGAACCGGCGGGCATGGTGGCGGCGGGCTGGGCGGTGAGTCCGCCGGGGCTTCCAGCGGTGAACGTGACCGCACTACCGGACGGGCCGGTTCCCGCCGGGGTGACACCAAGGATCGTGGTGCCGTCGAGGCCGACGGGGGATCCGGTGGGGCTGGACCCGGCCGGCGTGACCGCGACCACGGTTCCCGTGGTGAACATGTCGCCGGCGCCCGACGGCATGGTTGCCGCGGGCTGGACGGACAGGGTCGTCCCGGTCGTGAAGGCGACCCCGGACCCGGACGGTGCCGTACCCGCGGGGATGGGGGCGAGGATGTCCCCGGCTGCGACGAACGTGCTGGTGGAGTTGTCGGGGGTGCTATCCCAGCTCGCTCCGGGCGTGTTGCCGTCGAAGTAGGGGCCGAGGGTGGCCGCTTCCATCAGGCAGGCGGTGACGTCGAAGCCGGTGCCGGTGGTGCCGTTCAACGTGTCGATGATCAGGTACACGCCGGTGGTGTTCGCCGGTGCGACCCCGGTGTGGCTGACCCGTGTCACTGCACCGTTGAGCAGGGAGGTGGTGGTGGTTTGGGAGAAGTCGTCCCCACCGACCGACCGGACGAATGTCAGGTACACCGTTTTGGTGCCGGAGTTGAAGCCGGAGTTGTTCGCGACGTACGCGCTGACCGTGTACGTGACACCGGGCGAGGCGGCGGCGGCGGGGGTTTGGATGTAGCCGTTGGCGGTGTAGCGGGCGCCGGTGGTGACGGGGAGCCCGGTCAGGCCGGTTGTTTGGGTGGGGGTGGAGCCGCCGCCCCAGCCGGTGACGTTGCTACCGCAGGCCGGGTTGGGGCACAGGTTGTGCCGGGTCGTGACGGTTCCGAGGATGCTCGGGCTACCGGAAGGCAGCGCCCCGGCGGGCTGGGCGTCAAGGCTGAAACCGGTGACTACCGAAGCGGTCGGCAAGTAGCGACGCCGGGGCTGATACTGGATCAGCCAGCGGCGGCGGAAAATGGCCCGTCCCACCGGTCACCGCCTCACAGGATTACGCGCTCAGCTCTGCGACGTACGCGGTGCCTTCCCAGGTCACCGAATCTGCCGGTGCCGCCGCCAACCCGATCGCCAATGCTGACGAGGGGCCAGCAGTGAAGGCCGTTTCCGGAGTCCAGAACCGTTCGTAGCCGGCTCGCACCTCGAACGGGTACTGCGACATGACGGTCAGGGTGCCGGAGCCGACTGCGATCTGGGTCGTGTTGAGGGTTTCCGCGGTGAAGGTTGCCGCAGCCTCGCCAGCCCGTACAGGTGGGCGGGCGACGCCGGTGTTGCCGCCGGACCCAGACGTGTAGGAACCCGTTGCCCGCGTGATCTTGAGGCGAACCTTCTCCTCCTGCGCGTCACCCAACTCGGTGGATTGCCCGATCTCCAAGCCGAGAAGGGCAATCGCTCCGCCGGTCCCAGTGATCAGTTCGAAGAAGTCGATCGCCGCAGTCTGCGCCGAGGCGGCGAAGCTGACCGTGTAGCAGCGGAGGGGAACCATGCGGTGTCCTATCGGGTCAGCAGGTGCATGTTGCGGCGGAAGGCGGATCTCGGTGGTGGGGCGGCGGACGCAGGAGGGGCACCCGCCTGCCGGGTTTTCAGAATGACGGGGTGGCCGTAACCCAGAATCGGGACGCTGCTTGTGGAGACGGTGGAACCGGAGATGTCGTTCTCGTTGGACCCGTTACCGGTCCAGTCGACGACGTGCTGAGCGGTAGCCGGTTGGTCGAGGACCCACATCCCCTTCGGGGCGAGACTGGTCCATGCTCCGAGCGAATACGGCAGAGTCAAGACTTGATCGTCGGTCAGCGCGTAGTTGAACCATGCGCCCGCGGCGATATCGCCTTGGAAACGGAAGGCCCCATCTCCGATGCCAACCATGGCGATCGTGGTGCTCGGATCGGGAACGGAGGCGACGGTACCGCTGGCCCAGGCGTCAGTGCCGTAGACGTACTTGTAAACCTTGGCCGTGGACGTCCCAGCAGGCTTCGTCGCGACCAGGAGAAGCCAACCCTCACTGGTGGCGAAACTGACGGTCGGGGAAGGGTTGTATTGGGTGTTCTGGACCGCCAGCGCGACTTGGGCGCTGGACGTCAGACGAAAACCGGAGTTGCTGCTGCCGCCGGTGATCAGAGACAGCACGTACATGCTCGAGGTCTGCACGCTCGGCTGCGCCACTGCGACCGTCGTAAACGCCGTCACTGATGCCAGCGCGCCGGGGGCCGTCCGGACGTACGACGAGCCGTTGAAGTTCCTCGCCACGGGTCAGCCGTCCTCGGAAGCGGTCATCTCGGCCCCCTACTACGTCGTGGTGTAGCTGAGCGCAGCCATCATCATTTCAGCGTCGCCAGTGGCTGTGTCTGATCCGTTCGCCGCAGCCCGGGCCAGTCGGATCACCACGAAATCACCGGCCGCCACCGAGTCAGCATTGGTGAGGGTGATCGACGTTTCGAGTAGATAGCCCGCAGTGCCCGGAGCAGTACCGGTCGCCGTGTTCGCCGAGTCGAAGTCCTGCGCGTCCACGTCCTGGCTGTCGCCGGACGACGTGGCGCTGACCCGGCCGTCCCACACCACACCGCCGGAAGTCGCGGACGTCGCTTTCCACAGTACCTTCAGCACCGGCCCGGAGGCGTAGTCGTCGGGCATCCGAAACGACCAGGTCACCCACTCCTCGGTCGAGGCGTCAAAAGCGAGCTGGAGGGCGTAGATGCCCGGCGCGGTCGCCGACGACTTGACCCGCTGCATCGCCGGAGCGGCATTGTTGGTAGTGCCGTCCGGGAGCGTCGCGCTGCCCGGAGTCAGGATCACGCTCCCAGTCGTCACGTCAGCCGACCGGGATCGTCAGGATGCCCTCGACGGGCGTACTGAGGTCAAAGTTGCCGCCGCCGCCGGTCTGGTTTGACCCGAAGTCGAACAGGCAGATCAGCGGCTGCGTCGCCGCCGTGCCAGGGGTGCGGTCGGACACCACCGCATACCGGTACGGGCCCGCGCTGAACGACGACCACAGGGTCGCGTCCGTCAAGTCCAGGACCACGATCGCCGTGCCGATGCACACCCAGGTCACGCCGCCGTCGGCGACGGTCGTACCCACCACCGTCGGGAAGGTGGGTGCGGAACCAGATGAGGTGCCTGCGACGGCGACCCGGTACAGGAAGCCGTTGCCGGTCGTCGGACGTCGCACCTGCCCGACGGTGAACGCAGTCGAGGCGGCCCACTGCGACGCCCACGAGTTCGCCACAGTCAGAGCGAACGAGCCGGTGACGGTGGCGCCGCCGGACGTGTAACCGGAGGCGGTGGAGAGCTCACCGGCCAGGTCGGACACAAACTGGTCAGCGTTGATGGACGGGGTGTACGTGGTCGTATGCAGGGAACATTTAAGGGCGTCACTGTCAAGATCCGCCGTCTTGTTGAGCAGAGACAGCCATGCCTTCGCAAAAATCTGTGCTTGGACTACAGGCATCGAAAGCCCTCCTCGGGCATGCAGAAATGACCGCCCGAAGCGGCAAGCGAAAAGTCAGAAACCGGAGGTGGGTAGCCCTACCCGGCAAGGGCGACGATCGGAGCCCACAACACGGCGAGGGCGACAAAGGCCAGACCCAGCCAACCCGGCACGAACCTAGGTCCGGCCACCCCAACACCGGCCAGGAACAGGAAGACGACACCGATCAGGGCAAGAACAGCGACCATGAACCCCTCCTCGGGGTGCGGGCGCCGGCCAGTCGAAGCGGACCAGCCGACGCCACACTCATGTCAGGACTGCTGAGCTGCCAGCTTCTGCAACTCCGGCTTCTCCTGCTTAATCAGCTCGTCGTAGTCGTAGCCCTTACCGGCCAGGTACTCGACGAACACGTCCTTACCGGCGCGACCGTCCGGGACGGAACCGTCCTCCGGCAGCTTCGCCTTCGCCGCGGCACGCCTCTCCGCAACCTCGGCGTCGGCCTTCGCCTTGTCCGCAGCCTCCGCGTCGGCCTTCACCTGAGCCTCAGACTTCGGCACCGGCGTGGACGTGACAGATGCCGGAACGTCCGACGTGTACGCACCCGACGGGATACCCGCCGCGTCCACGCCGCCGGTCTCGTCGACGCCGACCTTCGCGACGTAGCCCAGGTCCAGCAGGCGCTCCAGTTCGGGGGCGTCCGCCGGGGCCAGGGCACCCTTGAGGAGCAGGGTGAGCATCCGCCCTGACGGCGTGTTGACGGTGACGTGGGCGCATTCGGCGACCACCTGATATTGGGTGGCCATCAGCCCAGCGCCCCAGTGCCGGTGATCTTCACCGCTGCGGCCGGTTCCAGGATGACCGGGACGGTGATGCGCCGCGCCCAGATGTCCCAGGCGTCGCGTTTCGCGATGCGCTCGTTCTGGTACTGCAGGTTGTTGTCCATCGTCGCGTAGCCCGGGTCGACCTCGATCTCGTCGGCCATCCCGCCGAGGGCGTCACGGTCAAACACCCACACGTCATCCGACGGCAGGTTGCTCGCGGCGGTAGCGATGATCTGGTACTTGCCCAGCGACTCGATCTCCCCGCCGTAGATCGGGTTCGAGTTGTCCTCGCGGCGGCGCAGCGCGGCGATCGCCGGGTCGGTGACGAGCATCGCGTACTTCGTCGTCGACATCAGCGCCGTGTTCGGCACGTAACCCATGTTCTGGTCGACGATCTTCGCGCCGCCCAGCTCCACATCCCGGAACAGGGCGGGGGAGGCCGCGTTCCACGCCGCGGTCGCCGCGACGGTGTTCGTGACCGCCGAACCGACAGCCGCCGTGGTCAGCTTGTCGACCTTCTGGATGACGGTGTTCGCGACCTTGCGCAGGGTGCGGTTCAGTTCGTCACCCATGTACACGGAGCGCTTCAGCTTCTCGTCGGTCAGCTGCACGGCCTGGCCCCACTTGGACACCTTCGCCAGGGCGGCGGTGCCGTCGGCGGGGGTGTCCCGCGGGTACTCCGAACCGGCCGCAACAGCCTCGATGGCCCGGGCGTTGACGATCGGCTCCGACGTTTCGTAGGCGACCGCGCCGCCGGCGGAACGCAGCCGCTGGGTGAGGATCCGGTCGGCGACGAACCGCAGTTCGGCAATGGTCCGCAGCCGACGCTGCAGGTAGGTAGGGCTCAGCAGGAGACGGTGGATGGTGAGCAGGTCACCGGAGAGCGAGGGTCCGCTCGGGGGGTATGCGCCCGGCATTCGGGGTCACCTTTCAGATTCGCCCGGTTGCCGGGCACACGAAAAAGGCCCGGCACGCAATGCGTGGGGCCTTGGAGAGCAAGCCTGTTCAGGGGCGGTGCACGTGCCCCCTGGGGGATGGCACGGTCATGCGGAGATCAGATCTCCATCCACTCGCAGGGGCCCGTGTCGATGGCCGTGGTCAGCGCGATACCGATGTTGGTGAGCGCACTTGACGCGGACGCGACGGTGCCAGCGGCGCCGGCGTCGACCCGGGCCGCAGCGGTGATCGCGCCGGAGGCGGTGGTGATGTGAACCTTCCCGCGGGGGAAGTAGGTGACCCGGTCACCGTTGACGGCGTCGAACGCGGCGACACCGATGACGGCGGCACCGGACGCACCGGCGGGGCCGACGGTGCCGTTGCCGGAGACGATGAGGATCTGCCCGCCGGTGATGGTCGCCGACGCGGTGCCGGTGACGGCGTCGGAGTACAGGAATTTCGGTTCGTAGGAACCCATGGTCACGCCACCTTTCCGGTGGGGCTGTCAAGGCGGGCGATCATGGCTTCGAACTCGTCGTCGGTGCCGGACGGCTCCGGGTCGCCGATCGAGCCGGACGCCAGGACCGGCACGGCGGTGCCGACGGCGATGGAGGCGAGGACGCGGGTGACCGCGGCGGGCGCCTCGTCGTAGTCCTTCTCCCAGGTCTCACGCTCAGCCACAGTGATCTTGCCGTCTTTGATGGCGCCGTCGAACACGCTGGCCTTCACCGTCGCGGCTTTCTCTGCCTTCGCGGTGGCGAGCTCGGTGGTGACCTGCTCCATCCGCGACGCCAGGACCTGAACCTCCTTGCGGAGTTCGCCCTTCTCGGTTTCGGCTGCGGCAGATGCGGCGACCATTTCGGGGGTGGGCTCGACGGGAGCCTCGGCCTTCGTCAGCCGCTCGTCGAAAGCAGTCAGCAGGGCTGCTTCGTCGGCGGTGTCGTCGAGGCCGAGCCGCGAGCGGAATGCGCTCAGATCGGTGGACACAAGGCCCTCCTTCGGATCGGGGGTTTCTTCTGGCTCCGGCTCGGCGGCCGGGAGAATGGAAGAAGCCGCCTCGGTGGGCGGCTTCTGAGTGTCGGCAGGGGCGGGATCCGGGAGTGGATCGCCGGGCCGGGATTCGGCTGCGGACGCGAACACCAGAGCCTTGTCGGCGGCCGGGTCGTACGGCTGCGGGTCACCGAACTGGACGGTGTCGCCGGCGAACGTCACCGGGTACAGCTCGTAGGTGCGACTGTCCGGGTCGGTGTCGTCCACGACCACGGCGGCGTCGGGGCGGGCTTCCTGCACCCACTTCTGCACCGGGGCGCCTGAGGTGTTCCAGGCTGCGCGTACGAGTTCAGCGCGGGACGGCATGGGTGTGGCTCCGTTTCCGGCGCCAGCCTTGACGCCCTTCTTCTGGTTAGGCATGTGGCCGAAGTGGGCTCGGTACCAGTCGCTGGCGATGCGTTTAGCCTTGTCCGGGTCCTTGACGTGCTTCAAGATCAGCCGATAGAGGGTGGTCCACGGATGCGCTGCGTCCGCCCAGCGCTTCAACCCGTCACCGCGCAGCCAGTACTTTTTCAATTGGTCGTCGTCCATGCCCGCGGCAGCAACGAGCATGGGATCCGCGGAATAGGGGTCGGTGGCGTCTGGCTCACCGATCAGCGGAATGTCGACGTGCTCACCGGCGAACGCCAGGCGTAGCCGGTCGAACCGGACCGGGCCGACACCGGCAGCGAGACCACCGAGTTTCGTGAGGTCATCGGTATGCACGGCGGTCATGTGCGCGTTCCACGGCCGTAACTGCTCCGGGATCGGGGCGCCGGACAAGGATTCGTCGATGAGGTCGTGGACGGCGTCGAGCATGTCGCCGGACAGGCCGTAGACGAGGCAGGGTTCACGGTCGCTGGCGTCGCCGGGGTTGAACACGGCGACGCTGAAAACGTCGGCGTCGATGACGGGCAGGCCGTTTGCGGCGGTGGACACCTGGTCGATGACGTCCTGCTGGCCTTGCGCGCCGAGGTCGGCAGCTTCACCCAGGTAGGCGAGGGTGACGTGTAGCTGTTCGGGCGGTTCGCCACCCTGGACCGCGAGGCGCGCGGCGTCCTCGGCGATGGGGATGAGGGCGACCATCGCCCCGGTGTGCACGTCGGCAGCGGCGCGGATGGTGACCTGTACGTGCTGGGCGCCGTCGGGGACCTCTTCGGACGCGGCGACACCGAGCATGTCGGGCAGATCTTGCAGCGACCTCAGCGTGGATACCCCAGGCGGAGTCACGCCGAGCAGCGCCACGGCGGTGATGACGAACGGATGAGTGTGCCCGAGTGCGCAGCGGTGCTGGTAGTTGCCCTCCACTGAGCGGTCCGGGTAGGCGGCGGCCTGCACTGAGGACAGCCAGGGCAGCGCCACCTGATCGGCGACCAGGGTGTGCCCGCCGTCGCTGGTGCGCATGTTCTCGAACCAGCCGAGCGCCGGCTCACCATCCCCGGCGAAACGCTCATCGGTGTGTCCGAGCTTGATCCGGGGGCGTCGCACGGCGGGGCAGTTCTGGGCTTCGATGGCGGCGAGGATGTCCTGCCGGGTCGGGTTCCAACTCCCGGAACGCAGTTGCCAGGATCCTGTTCGTACGAGTTCCACGCCGGTCCGGCGGGCGAGTTCGGTGTCAGGCATCTGGACCGCCGAGCGTCACCTTCGGCTTCATGGCGTCCACCGCGACCCGAACGAAGCAGTCCTTCGCCTCGAGTAGCTTCCGAAGACCCGCGGTCAGTTCCGGGCAGTCCGGCAGGGCTTCGATCATCTGTTCGGCCAGGTCATGGCACGGCTTCGAGATGGCCTGCAGGTGCGGCGGCAGATGTTCGAAGGTGAAGTAGCCGGCGATGCCGGTGGTACCCGGATGCCGACCGGTCAGATCACGCATCCGGGATCACCCCTTGTTCAGTTGAAGACCGGTTTGACGTAACCTCTACACCTGCTGCGACCGAGGCATGACCTATAGGAACCGCCGGCGGGGTAGTCGGCGAGGGCTTCGGCCAACGTGTCGTACTGGGTGCCCGAGACCTTGGCGCATTCGACGCATTCATTAACGTCGTTCTTCTCGACACTCACGTATGAGTTCGCCGGATGCTCCTCGAGAACAGCCAGCCGGCCTGCGTATTGGGCGGCCGACAGTAGGGCGCCCACGTTGTCGCCGACGAGGCCGTTGCTACTGGCGCCCAGGTCGGCGAGATGGGCGGAGACCGTGTCTCGAACTGTGGCCGGATCCGCGCCCGCGAGCTGCAGGGCCGCCCGGGCGGCACCGGATGCGTATCCGGAGGCGATGATCCGGGCCACCGCGTCTGCGGTCTGCCGGACCCGCTCCGCTCCTGCCTTCGCCGGGGACGTGATGCTGACACCCTGCGCGGCCGCCTCGGCGACCACCCCTGATGCCGCGTCCACTGCCAGGCCCCCACCGGTCCTGTTCAGCAACAACGCCACCGCGGCCAGCACACCAGCCGACACCGCCAACGATCCGAGCGCACCCAGGTCGTCGTCCTGCACTGCCGTTTCGGCCTGGTCGGTGAGCTCGTCCACCATCGGCTGGGCCGCCGCAGGCCACTGCGCGAGCAGGTCCGCTTTCGCCTGCACCCACTGCGCCTGAATTCGGGCGGCGCCCCCGTGAGGGTCCTCTGCCGCCGCGAACAAACTCGGCTGGGCCGAGGCCTGACGGCGGGGTGACCGCGGTCTCGCCGACGCCTTCACCGGCTGGGCTGCGGGAGCCTGGTCGGCCGGTGGCTGCGGGGCCTTGCCGGGCAGGTCGACACCATTCAGGGCGGGCGGCGGTTTCTCGGACTCGTCCCGTTCGGGGAGCCGGTACTCCCGGCGCACCCACGCCTCAAGGTTCGGGTCTGCGGCCAGTGCACCAGAAGACAGCAGCAGTTGCAGGGACTCGGCGGTCACCTCACGGCGGTCACCGATCCCAGACACGACCACGCGGGGGACAGGTTCGTCCTCACCGAAGTTCCAGTTGACGATCTGCGCCGCGATCTGCCGGGTGGCGACGTCCGCGACGAGTTCGCCTTCGGATTCGAGGGCGAGGTGGAAACTGTCGAGGAACGTCTCCCCCAAGGCGCGGGAGCCGTGGGCGGACTGCCCGAGGTCGAGGACACCGAGTAGGGCACTCGCGGTCATCTGCTCGTCGAGCCAGCGCAGGAACTCCTGCGTGGGAGGCAACGACCCGGTGATGCCCAGGATTTTCATGGAGAAGCCGGGAGGGGTTGATGCGCCTGCGGTGATACCGGCCCGGGACGCGGAGGCCATCTGCTGGGCTTCGGCCATCTGGGTGGGTGTCGGGTTGGTACCCGGCAACGCCTCCATGACGGGGACACCAGCAGACCAGCGGACGTTCGCCACGGCGTAGGCCCGACGAACCTCCTCCTTGATCAGCCAGGAAGCGTAAGAGGAACGCAGCAGCGAATGCCCCGCCCAGTTCGCACCCTCACGGTCCCGCACGTAGAACGCCATGTTCTTCGCCAAGATCTGCGGAGACTTGTCGTTGTAGGCGCCGTCCTGGGTGACCCCGGCGAGCAGGCCAGTCTTCCCGTCGACGTGCAAGTGGGAAATCGTCCACTGGGGGCGTTCCCACAGCCCGGACAGCTTCGCGGTTTTACCGTCGGACACGTCCGCTTCAAGTTCGAACGCGGAGAACCCGAACGGCACCATCCGCAGCGCCGCCGCCAGATGCTCGCCCCACGACGGGCCGCGCATCCTCGCCGCGCCAGGCTTGTCCTTGCCTTTCACAGCCAAACCCATGCCGTCGGCGACGAGCTGCACCACCCGTGGCCGGCACCCCGCCGGGTCCAGCTGCCACTGCGCACGGCGCAGGTTCAACGTCCACGACTGCAGGATCGACGCCAGTTTCGGGTCGCGCCGCATCCGGGCGTACACGGGGATCGACAGGGGGAACGTCAGGTCCGGGACGTGTTCGAGGATGTCCAGGTACAGCGACGCGTACTGGCTGTCGCCCAGCAGGTACGGGTCGACGTAACCGTTCGGTGACGTTGGGGCGGTCACGGGACCACCGCCTCAGTCACATAGCCGCACTCATTAGGTCGACTTCACCGGAGGACGCAGGTCGGGATGCTGGGCCGGTCGGTGGAGGCTGCCACTTGGTGACTGCGACCCGCACAGCCATTGACCCGACGTCGACGGTGTCGTCGTGAGCGGCAGCCGGGAAGGCGGCATGCTCATTGACGAAGGCGTCGAGCCAGTGCGCACCACTGGGCAGCCAGACCCGCCCGGACGATACCCAAGCGGAGTATGGGAGGGCTCTACTGAATTTGTCGCTCTCCGCCTGGATCGGCGTGATCGGCACCCTGTCCTGGGTGGCCTCACGCACCAACGTCGTCCCGTACTGGGAAGCTTCCACGAACACGGTGTCCAGGTTCCATCGCTGCACCAGCGGGCGCGCCTGAGTGAAGTGCTGCTCCTCGCCGATGCGGGCTCGAACCAGATCGAGTAGGACCAGGTCGCCGGAGATGGTGCGGGCCCACGCTGCGATGACGGTGAAGTCGGCGGAGGTGCGGGTCGACGCGGCGAGGTCGACGGTGGCGAATCGCCAGCAGTCGCGCAGGTCGTACTCGCGTCCGCCGAGGTGCATGCGGTCGCCGACTGTCGTGTGGTATCGCCACCACAGCCGTTTGAACAGGCCGCCCTCGGCGGGTGCCGGGGACTGCTGATAGAGGCTGGCCCAAACCCAGGTACCGACAGCTTTCTTGACTGCATCCCAGTCTCGGTTGCCGCGGGCCGAGACCATGTACTCGCCGGGCTTGCGGCCCAGGGGGTCTTCGCCGTCGTCTTCGGCTTGGGCCGGGATGTTCAGTACGGTCCAGCGCCCACCGTGGCGGGCGTCGCCGTCATGCTCGAGCACCCGGCCGGCGAGGTCGTCCTCGGCCCAGCGCGTCTGGATGATCGCCACGCGGGCGCCCGGTGTGAGTCGTGTCAGCGCGACGGCCTGCCACCAGCGCCACGCCCGTTCGCTGTAGGCGGAGGAGCGTGCCTGCTCCATGTCCTTGACGGGGTCATCCACCAACAGCACATCGACAGGTCTTGATGTAAGGCTGCCACCGATGCCCACGCAGTAGACCCCGCCACGATGACCCTCGAGCTGCCAGCGGCCAGCCGCCTTGCTGTCCGCCCGTAGCTTCAGGCCGAGCTCAGGATGCTCCTCGAGGTCCCGTTTGATCTCTGCGCCCCATCGCCTGGCGATTTCTTCGCTGTACGACACGATGACGACCCGCAACGACGGATCCTCGACCAGCATCCACAACGGCCAGCGGCGAGAGGCGCGCTCACTTTTCCCTCTTGAGGGGGCATTCCGATGAACAGTCGATCAATCTCGCCGTTGGCGAGCCGGACCAGGTGATCGTCGATCAGATCCAGCGCCGGAGTCTGCACCGTACGAGGATCGAGAGCCTGAGCCATATCCCCGGGCGTCTTCCAGCGACGCGGACGGCTTGCCCACGCCACGCGGTCGCGCTTAGCCTTGAGTTCCCTCAGTCGCTTCAGCTCGAGCAGCTTCGCCAGCTTCATCTCGGCCAAGCTGGGCGTTGAGGTCCTTGATAGCAGCGTCGATGGCATCGATGCTCACCACCTCGTGTCGCTGAGGCGCGTCCAGGCCCAAGAACTTCGCCCTACGTTCCTGGATCTTCAGGATGCGGTCGATGGCCGACAGGGTCGGTCCGTCGTCGAGCAGCGGCTGCCCGGTGCGGTCGTCGTAGATGAGCTTGCCGTGCGAGACGGTGACATGCTCGCGTTTGAGGATCGCCCAGGCCTCGACCATGAGCGCGTCGAGCCGTTGTAGTTCCTCTTCGCGGTACGCCTCGACGGAGCGGGTCTGCTCGACAACCGCCGCCTCGAGGGCGCGTGTCACGTCCTGACAGGCGGCGCCTCGGGTGGTGTATCCGAGTTCGTCTGCGATCTTCTGGAAGGACGCGCCGGCCATGCGCATGTCGATGGCTCGCTTGCGCCGCTGGGCGGTGTCTGCGCGTTTCGCTCGGGAGGCGGGCATGTTCACCTGTCCCTCTCGGGGTCACGCGTCAGTGTCCGGCGAGCCGCAAACGTTGTCGGACCACGTGCTCCACAGTCTTACGCATGGAGCAGGCGAAACAAGGAAGACGGACTCTGTCGGTGCGCCTAGCCGAGAACGGCTACTTGAACATCTCACAGAGAGCCGAACGCGAAGATGTTGACGTCTCGCACATGGTCCGCCGGATGCTGGCCTACGCCACGGCGAACATGCCTGAAGGCTGGGTACCGCCGAAACGGAAACCGTAGGAGACGGCGTGGGCCGTAGGGAATCGCACCACCACGGCCCACACGCTCGTCAAACGTCAGACGTTGCCGGCCGGCGCGTTCGGGTCAGCCGGAGTCGGCTCGGCCGGAACGTCCGGGTTGCTGGGCTCGGCAGGCTCGAAGCCGGTGTCAGCGTCGTCGGCGGCCTGCTGCAGCGACGTGAACCCAGCCGAAAGCTGATCCACGGCAGCCTGGATCTCGGGGGAGACCTCGCCGTCACGGACGGCCTGCTGCAGGTTGTCGATGGCGGACTGCAGGTTGTGGAACGAGGTGGCCTGCGCGGCGGACGCGGCGGTTTCCTGCGCCACGAGGCCGTTGAGGAGGTCGATGACCTTCGCCATGGTGTGCTCCATTCGGGTGAGGATGGTGTCCGTGCCGAGGAGTCCTCGGAGGCTTTTGCGGATGAGGGTGCCGAGGTGGTCCGGTTCGCCAGTCATCAGAGGCCTTTCGCGGTGAGCCAGTCCCGGCCTGCCTGCGTTACCTGCTTGGCGCAAGGGTGACTCTTCGCCGTCCACGGCTTGAGGACCGCGGCGAAGGTCTCGTCGGCGCTGATCGGCGGGGACGGCGAGGGGGAAGGCTGGGGTGCCGGCTGGGTGATCGGGGTGAACGCGACGACGTCCCCGTCTCGTTTCAGGAGGTCACCGAAGTTTTCGGCCTGTGGACGCTCACGGGTTTCCTCTGGCATCGGCTCACGGAATTCCCCTGGGGGACGACGAGCGACGGCCCAACAGGCCGGGCCGAAACCAACTGAACCATCCGCTGCGACCTTGCCCCGCCCCCTCCTCGGTGCTGCTCTTTGCCCTTACGCCCGCCGGCCCGACGCCGCGGACGACGAGCGACCGCCCTCGGCCATGGCGAGCGGCGACTGGGGGAATTGCGTGAGCGGATTACGGCCTGCTGAGGGAATTCCATGAGCGCTGACACGGCCTGCATGTAGAACCGGCCGCCGACCCCGAATCCGGGTCCCCAGGAATTCTGAAATCCGACCCAGCCGCGCTGGTCGTCGTATTCGTCCATCACGTATTCGTGGCCGCCCTGTTCGGCGCCGGTGACACTGATCAGACCTTGGGTGTTCGGCTCGAACATGTTGGCGAGCCAGACTGTCCCGACTATCAGCGGCACGACCTGCAACGCCTTCAGGGCGTCGTCGAGGGTGAACGTGTGCTGGTAGCCGGAGATCTCCCCGGCCGCTTGCAGTGCTTTCGCGACGGAGAGGCCGTCGGATCCGGTGTCGGTGGGCGGGTATTGCCCGTGCGCGTCGTCGAGTTTCGTGGCGGCCGAGTAGCAGGCGACGGCGCCGGCTTCGGCGTACGCGAACTTGGGGTTGTTGACGGTGCCGTAGAACGGTCCGGTGCCCATGCAGCCGACGCCGGCGTTTCCGGTGCAGCTTCCAAGATCGCCTTGGTCGAAGATCGGGATGTGGCGCTGGTGGCGAACTGACTTGATCGTGATCCCGCGGGTGTCGAACGCGTACCGCCGAGATTCGCTGTCGTGATGAACGTGCCGCTTGAGCCGTGGGTCGTTCGAGTGGAGCCGTTCACGGTGGATGATCCGCAGGCTCATTGCTCGCCTCCGTGTTCCACCGGCACGCAGTACAGGGCGCGGAGGTCGGCCGAGAATCGCACCGGGTTCCAGCAGCTTCGGCCGCGGATGAGTAGGTGCCCGTCGGGGCATGCGGTCAGCGGGGGTGTCTGCTTGGCGGCTTCGGCGAGCAGGTCGAGGGAGAAGGCGAGCGGCTTTTCAGTCACGTCCGCGCCTCCGCTGCTCGAGGAGGGCGTCCAGCTTCGCCTCGATGGTGTCGAGGCGGTCGAAGGTGGCCCGGTCGTCGGCCGCCTCGCCGGCGGTCCAGTCCGATACGACGTTGGCGTAGAGGCTGGCTATCCAGACGAGCGTCACGGATTCAGCCCATCCGAAGATGAATGAGGCGATCCCGATGCCGATCCAGAGTGCGGCGCGGCACCGATGGAACCAGACCTTGCGCCTCAGCGAGGCCCACCTTCGTACGGGACGGCGTGGCCGGCGCCGATCAGGGCTTGGCCGTAGTCGTCGCCGTCCGCGAGGGTGACTGTGCCCAGGATCCTGCCGAACTTCTCCAGCCTGGACGCGGTGACTGTGACAGCCACGCCGGGGGTGAGGACTCGTTCGGCCCACACCTGGGCGGCCTGGCCTTCGGCGGTGTCCTTCTCAGGCGAGTTGACGTGAGAAACCCTCACAGGCAGGTGGTGGCTGATGGTGGAGCCAGTTGCCACGCACGCCTGGAAAGTGTCGCCGTCGATCGGGTGCACCACCGACGCCGGATAGGTCCACACCTTGGCGAGGGTGCCGCCGTACGAGGAGGTCAGGGGTTTCGGTGTCCTGCGCCCGCGCATCAGGGTGGCCACGTCACGCCCGTCAGCGAGGGCCAGGTGGGCTCGGACGGGTCCGCCGGGAAGACCGTCGCAGACCGCGAGGACTCGAGCGCCGACGGGCAGCAGTTCGGTGAGGCGTCCGAGGTCCCGTTCGTCGGCGTTGAGGCCAGCGACCCGGACCGGGGTGTCCGCGTACAGCCGCAGTCCCAGGTCGAGTGTCACGTTGACGTACGGGACGTCGATGTCTTTGACGACGCCGGGGAACGACCAGAGCGGCATGGGGCACCGCCTGTCAGCTTGCGAGAGGAAACCCGGCGGAGTTGATGTTCAGGGTGTCCCAGGTCTGCTTGTCGCGTCGGCGTCCACGAGATGAAGTGGAGGACCGGCGCGTCTGGGATTCGACCACCAGAACGTCACCGAGCCGATAAAGGCCACGCTCATCCGGAGCGACCTTGCCCTTGGTGCGCCAGTAGTTGAGCAGCTGCTTCGACACGCCCGCGCGCTGAGCGGCAAACCAGGCGGGTACGCGGGCATCCAGATCCACGGCTTCCTCCGGGCAACGAGAAAGCCCCGAGGTCGCGATGACCTCGGGGCTTGTCAGTTTTTGCGCAGCCGGAACCAGCGGCATCGCGAGTAAAGCACTCGGTTTAGCACTTTGCAAGCGACGCGACCGTAGTGGTTTCAGGCGTAGCCGCGGACACTGTGCGCTGCTAGCCACTCCTCCACAGTCATGCCCTCCGTCTTGGCGAATGCGGCCCTGGTGGCGTGGATGTGTTCTGCGAGTTCATCGCCGAGGTGGAACCACTCAAGGTGCGAGTGCAGTGCAGCGAACTGCCGGTGCCTCGCCGTCTCGACGTCGTTGCCGCCGCGTTCAACGGCCATGACGCCTTGGGGGCCTATCGAGTTCACTCGGCTGCGAATGTTCGTACTGGTACCTATCTTCACGAGCCGATCCATGCGCATGTAGTAGACGACGTCTGCGTGGCCGGTTGTCAGCCGTGGATCGTGCTGCGCCGGGATCAGGTAGCGCCGGGACTGGAGCCGCAGGTCATTGCTTGCGAGTTCTTCGCCGCGGCGAAGTGCCTCCACGTAGGTGATGTCTTCGCCGGCTTTCTGGGCGTCCATTAGAGCCTCCCACGCGTATGACCGGTAGGGGCTGGAGATCATCTCGCGGGCGCCCTCTGGCAGGGGATCACTCTCGTCGGCATCGGGACTGATGATCCGGGAGCCGATCATGTGGACTCTTGGGTCGCGACTTTTCGTCATTGAGGACTATTTTCCCAGCTCAGAGTGCGTTTTGCATCAGGCTCGCCGAAGGATTTCGTGGATCTCGTCCGCCGTACGGATGCCTCTTTCGTGGAGACTTTGGGTCTTGATCGTTTCGGCGAACTCTTCGTCGGTCAGCAGGGTTCCGCAGGCGCCGCATTGCGCGCGGTAGGTGTCGTACGGCATGCGCGCCAGGGTCCTGAGGTCACAGCGGGGGCAGGCCACCCCCTCGCAGTGCTCGGGCCGCGGTTCGACCTGCCCGGCGGCTGAGCGGAGCGCAGACCGCAGGTTGCGGATCTCCTCAGCGAACTCGGCCACCGCGGAATGGTGGTCGCAGACGTCTTCTAGCCGGTTCCGTAGCCACGCCGCCATCTCGTCGACCGTTGCCGGTGGCAGGTGGTGTTCGGGGAACAGTTCGTCGCGCACGGACCGGCACCACTGGTCGAGGACGGTCGCGGCGGACAGGTAGCCGACCTGGTCCTCCGGCCAGTCCCGGGCGGCCTGGGAGGGGCTGGGCTGCCGGGCCGGCGCCTTCAGATCCACGACGGTCACCGGGATGGGGATGGGTCGTTCCCGGCTGCCTGAGACCGACGGCGCCTTGGACTTGGAGTTGATGGGGGCGACACCACCCAGGGGTGCGAGGGGGTCGGAGGGGAACATGCCGCGGCTGAACACGTGCCGCCGGTTGCCGTCGAAGTAGGCGATGCCGAAGCGTTCGTACTGCCTGTCGTCGACCAGTGGGGGTTCGGGATTGCTGAGGTCGGCCACAAGGTTCGCCACGTCGTTGAGGTGCCGGTCGATGAGGTTGCGGTCCCCGTCGCACACCGGGGACCGGTTGGGGATGCGTGGTTCGGCGTCGGCCCTCAGCACCCCACAGGTTGAACATGACACCGTTTCGCCCATGATTCCGCCACCTTCACGCCGCCGTCGGGTACCTTGTCGGGCGGTGGCCTGGGGAGCGATCTTCAGGTGTGGTGATGATGGCGGTACGGGCGGCGTCGGATCTTCGGGTCCGGCGCCGTCTCGCTATCTGCGTGGGTTGATCAGCGGGTGGACGCGTTGTTCGGTGAGGACGATCCGCCGGTCACCCGGGTCCAGCAGCACCGAGCCGTCGGGGTCCCGCTGCGGCGACATCACGGTGATCGTGTCGCCGCCGACCGTGATCGGCGCGTCTTCGAGGACGTCGCCGGGGTTGATGCCGTTGGACTGAAGCCACTCGCAGACTGGCCGGCTCTGCGGGTCGGTGCTCTCGGCGAGCGTCCGACCGAGGTGCGCCCACCGGTCTGTGCTGGCGTACGGGCTCCACTGGTCCTGGCCGTCGCCGAGGTGAGTCGGGGTGCAGTCGTCGGAACAGTACGGCTGCCCGGGTGGGAGGTCGGCGCCGCAGGGGCATAGGGCGAGACCGGTGATCGTTTCGTCGATCCTGGCGATCAGATCAGTCACCTGGAGGCTCCCGTGAAGCCCCCGGCTTTAGCCGTTGGGAGGTAAGGGAGTGCTCTAAGCGTTGCGCTGGTTCTCGACATAGCGTTTGACGATGTCAATGGTCGCCCCTCCAGTGGTCGCCACGAAGTAGCTGTTGGTCCATAGGGTAGGCAGGCGGGATTTGAGATGCGGGAACTCTTGCCGCAGCAGGCGCGACGACCTGCCCTTGA